TTGGTGCAGGTGCTGTAGGTACAGGTGAACTAGCCGCACTCGGTGCCGCTTCTCTTCTTGAGGAAGAGGAAGAACTCGCCGCACGTAAGAGAATTCAAGACTTCGCAAGTGGCGTTCGACCTGAAGGGGGTGACCCCGATTCTATCTCGTATAAGCTAGCGTCTGGCCTTGGCTCGATTGCTGGTATTGCCGCCCCTGCACTACTTGCCGCCGCCGCACCGGTTTCGGCTCCAGTTGCTGGTGCACTCGGTCTTGGTGGTGCCGCCGCGTTAGGTATCGGTGCTGGTGCTGGTGAAGCGAGTGAACGTGCTCGTGCCGCTGGTGCCACTGAAGAAGAACGTGGTACAGCTACTCTACGCGGTGCCGCCATAGGATCTTTAGAAGTAGTTCCTCTTACTCGAATATTCAGACGCCTACCTAAAATTGGTGAGTTATTCGCCAAAGGCGGAGAAGAAGTTAAGGAAAACGTAAGTACCATACGTAGGCTTTTTCAAGAGCCAAAAACAGCTTTGGGTAGGACCGGAAGGACAGGAGTCGGAGAAGGTATACAAGAAGCCGCCGCAGGTATTCTTCAGAACCTTAACGAGCGTGGTTATAACGTTGAGCGCGAGCTTATAGACGCAGGTGTCCTTGAAGAGGGTGCAATCGGCGCAGGATCAGGTGCAATCCTGCAAGGTATTGTTGAGTTGTTTACACGAGGTAAATCTCGTGGTGCACCGGCAACTGAAGAATCACCTGCAACCGAAGAAGAAATTGTAGAAGAACAGCAGTTATTAGGCTTGCCCGCACCCGCTCGCCCTGACGAATTAGTGCAAGTGCGTATGCCTGATGGCAGTGTGCAGGAAGTTCCGGCGCAGATAGTAGAAGAAGCTAGGCGTAAAGAACGTGAAGCACGTGAAGCCGCTGTACAGCAAGAACAACAAAAAAGACAAGAAGCTATTTTAGATAGGGAGCGTAGAGGCTCTGCTCGGGTACCTACTGAGTTACTCGACGAAAGACTAACCGCTGATATGTCGCCAGAAGAACGCGCAAGGGTACGAGCGCAAGACGAACAGATCGACGCGTTTACCGCTGAACGACAAACTGAACAAGCAAAAGTAGATCGTAAAGAGCGCCAAGATAGAAGAGCGGCAAGAAGACTAGGTTTACGTGACGACCAAATAGAAGAGCAACCTGTACTGCCCGGTTTTGAGCAAGATACTGAAGTACAGCGTGACATGTTTGGGCGTCGTAGAGTGAAAGGTACGACTGAAGTACGTATGCCCGATGGTAGCGTGCAAGAAGTTTCTTCTGAAGTGCCTACAATCAAGCGTCAGAAAGTAACGCCTGAATCAGAGCGGCTTATGCCTAAGCCAACACCTGCTCCAGAACAACAAGAGATGCGGCTTGAAGAACCCCGAGCCGAACGGAAGCAGATAGAACAACCTTTAATAGGACCGCGTGGTGGTATTCCGCGCCGTACTCGTGAGCCTTTCAAAGAACCTGCACTTAAGACACAAGAACCTGCACCGCAAGCGGACGTACTTACAAAAGAACGGTTAGATACGCTGGGTATAGCTCCGAGTATGCAGTCTGTCTTGGTTGATAAAGATGTTAACAAGCCTGAAACACAACGACGGTTACGTAATTTAACTAAGAGTAAAAAGGTTAGTGAACAAGCCCGTGCAAATGTGGCACGATTATTAGATGGAACATCCGAAAAACAAACCGATTTATTTGCGAAGACCGGCCCTAGAGTACCTAAGACAGGAGTTCCAGATGCAGGAGTTGCAGAACCTCAGCAAGTTCCAAGTGGAGCTAGCATTCCAACTGCTGTACCAGATGTGGGGGCAGAGCGAGCAGTACCTCCTGCACAGCCAGATACCACCGGCGCTATCGCACCTGAAGGAACAGGAGTGGCAGACACTGGAAGAGGCGTTGGAGAGCCTGTACGAGGAGCGGTTGCTGAACAACCTACACTAGAAACTCCTACGGGTACTAAACCGGGGGAGAAAGCTACCACAGGTAAACAAGTTACTCAGAAAGCTAAGACTACTGCGGCCCCGGCAGAACAGAAAAAGAAAGTAAAGGCTAAATCAACGCCTAAGAAAGAAGCGCCTAAAAGAGCTAAGTTGGGTGATGATCCCGAGGTTCGTGCACGTCTCGAATCATTGAAAAAAGATCTCAAAGACGAATCTACGTTCAAACGGTATTCGTCGTCGAACACCAACACAATTTCAGATGATGCAGATCCTGTAACTGATAACGACAACAAGATAGTCGCCAATAAACTAAAAGTAGGCACTAAAAACAATGTAGAAGACAAGGCGATTGAGGCTTACTTGGGACGACGTGAACGTATCATTGACGGACTAGACGCCGCTATTTACGACTTGGTTGTTGATACTTCAATAGACAAAGAGCAGACAGGTCGATCCGAAGCAGACAAAAAGTTTTTTGCGAACACAGGTGCTACGATCGATGCGAAAAGTCCTGATGGAAGATCTCCCGCAGGTCGTGTCGTTGCATGGGCAGAAAAAAATCTAAGTAAAAACACACAACTGTGGATGAAAAAACGTCGTGCACAGCTTGAGATGCAGGATATCCGACTTACTGCAAAGCGTGCTGGCGAAGATATAGTTGTCAAACAACGTGAAGCAGACGAAGCGAAAAAACTTGCTAGTACGCAGAGAGCGCGTGCAAAAGCAGAACTAGAAACATACGCGCAAGATGATCCGTTTATGACTCCCGCCGAGCGTAGACGTGCCAAGCGCCTTATGGCCGCTATCGATGAGTTTAACGAGGACATGCCCTACGAACTTCGTACAAGAGACGTTGTATTGGGTATGGAAATTCACCCCGCCGCCGTTGCCGCATTGAACGATGGAGACATTGCAGGAGCACTGCGAATTGTAGCGGCTTCGCCCGATAAAGATGTTGCACGTTTTGCCCGTGCCTTTGCCGAAAACATTGGCGATACGAAAGTCGAGCTATTCTCATCTACTGCCAAGGACAGCCTTGCGGGTTCGTTTGACCCTAAGACCAACACGATTCGCTTGAACACAGCTAACGGAATTAGACAACACACGTTACTGCACGAGGTCGGCCACGCATTGACTTCGGCAACGTTAGCTAAACCTTCGCACCCACTAACCAAACAACTTAACACGCTTTACAACGACGTTAAGGACATGCTTGGTACAGCGTATGGCACCAAGAACCTCGACGAGTTTGTGGCAGAAGCGCAGTCTAATCGGCAATTCCGTGCAGAACTTGCGAGTATCAATCCTGACGGATCAAACATTAACGCGTTACAACGGTTCTTAAACAGCGTGGGTAACTTCCTACGACGTTTGATTGGTCGAGATGCAAAGAGCGTAGACTCCGCTATGACTAAGGTTGACGCGCTAATTAACGAGATCATTGCTCCTGCACCTGAGTTCCGAGATGCAAACATACTTGCTATGGAAAGCACTCATGACGGTGTGCAGGATGACATGCGTGTACTAGGGCGCATACAAAAAACTGTTGGGAAACCACTCACCAAAGAAGGTCGTGAAGAGTTTGGGCAGTCGTTTGTAGATACAGTAGCTGGTTTAGGTAAAGAGTACGGAAGCATCCCTCTAAAGTTTTTAGATATGAGCGGGTTTGTAGATGCGGCAAGAGCCACTAACGCAAAGCTAGGTGCAGTAGCACAAAAAACACTTGTTGCGATGGAGGAGATGCGAGGGTCTACAGCACGAAGGATTGATTCTACACGTGAGGCAATCAAGCCTATAGAACGATGGTTTGACAACGCAACTCCTGAAGCTACGAAACTATTTAATGACATCATCTATAGTCGTGAGTACGGCGCTACCATCTTCCAAGTAGACCCGACATTGACCCGTGCAGAGGCAGAGAAGAAGTACAAAGGTGAGCCTGATGATGATGGAAACAACTTGTGGGAAATTTGGCAAGAAAACCAAAAACGCTGGAAAGAGTTAGGTCAACTAGATCCTAAAGGACATAAAGTCTACAAAGACATGCAGGCGTTTTATCGTAAGCAGTTCAGCGAATTAAAAGAAGTTATATTTAGTCGTATTGAGACTATGGCTGATGGCGATACAGAAACCATTGCTAAATTAAAGACCGAGTTCGAAAAGAAACTATTCGATAAAAAGGGGATGGATGTTTACTTCCCACTGATTCGTGAAGGTAAATACAAGATAGGTTTCCGTTACAAGCCGGGCAAGACGCCTAAAGGACAGGACAATTTTGTATTTGAGATGCACCAAAACCGAAGCGACTGGTTGGCACAACTTCGTGAGATAGAAAGTAACCCCGACATGGAGTTGGTGCGTTCTTCTGATAACGAGTCATTTGTTAACTACGCCAAAGAAGCGCCTTCAACGTCGTTCGTCAATCAAACTTTAAAGATGATGGCGGGTAAAAACGTAAACGAAGACGTACAAGAAGCCTTCTTACGAATGGTGGTTAGCACTCTACCAGAGTCGTCATTAGCACGTTCACTACAATCACGTAAGAATACGGCAGGGCACGAAAGCGATGCCCTCTACGCCATCAAAACCAAGGGATTTGACTTAGGTAATCAGGTAGAAAAACTTAAATTCTCAGGCATTATGCAGAATGTCCTGTCTGATCTAGACAAAGTAGGTAGGACAGAGCTTGAAAAATTTGACCCGAGAGAAGAATGGAAACTTACTCAGTCAATTGACGACTTGCAAGGGCGAATTAAGTTCGCCATGTCAGGTGCTAAATATAAAGAAATCGAAGGGTTCGTGCGTGTTGCTAACCAGCTAGCATTTGTTGGCACTATTGGTTTTAACACAGCTTCGGCCATTGTGCAGACCGCGCAGATTCCTATGGTTGTCATGCCAATGATGATGGCTAAGTATGGCGTAAGGCCTACGTTACAGGCTATGTACCGTGCCATGCGTATTGTTATGAGTGCCCGTAATCACCGCCCCGAAACAATGGACTTTTCTAAGTTATCAGGGAAGTATTTTGCTGAGAAAGCCACTGATTTGGCGGATAAGTTTTCTCCCGCATACGGCATAGACGCGTACTACAAACGTGTAGGCGATGATTTTGTTGTGCGAGAAGACTTAGATCTAACACCAGACCACATAAAAGAATTAAAGGAGTTCGCGCCGCTAGTAAAGCGTGCGTCAGAACGTGGGCATTTAAATAGATCTTTTATTGCAGATGCAATCGGCTTGCTAGAAGGTGCTCGTGCTCAACGTAACGACACGATGGGAGCAAAATTGTTGTCTGGCTTAGATACGGGTACCGCTATATCCGCCATGATGTTTAACCAAGCTGAACGATTCAACAGACAAGTTTCTATGTTGATGAGTTATGACTTAGCTAAACAAGAGGCGGCAAAAACAGGTAAACGTGTTGATGCCGATACACTTATAGAAAACGCTTTCAGAGAAACGCACCAGCTTAATGGTGGATCTACACTAGAAACAGCGCCCCCTGTAGTGAGAGCAAACATAGGGCGCGTTGCTGGCATGTATAAAACGTACGGTATGCGTATGTACACTACGATGTTTAACGTAGGTGCTACTGCATTCGGGGTATACAACAACATACTAAAAGAACAAGGCGTACCTGATGCAGAAATAAAGCAACGTATAAAAATTGCGCGTAACCAAGCCTTTGGGTTACTTGGCTCTTCAGTATTTTTCTCGGGTATTCATGGTGTACCTTTGTACGGAGCAATCCAGTTGGCGCACGATTTATTCGCGTCTGATGAAGACGACGACTTCAACACAAAAGTACGTAACTATGTAGGTGAAGGTTGGTACAAAGGTGCGGTTAATGAGGCACTTAGTGAAGCTGGAGTAGGTATAGATGTTGCTTCTCGTATTCGCCTAACAGGTCTGCTACTACAGACTAATCGATACAATAATGATCCATCGTTAGAAGAAACGTTCATGTACTACGCAGGTGGTCCCGCATGGAGCGTATTTAAACGAGTGATGCGAGGAAAAGACGATATCCTTGAAGGTGAATTCCAACGCGGGTTGGAGAGTATACTACCAGTGGGCATTTCTAATGCGTACAAAGTGTTAGATCGCTACCAAGAAGATGGAGGTGTCTACTCTCGACGTGGTGATGCTATCTACGATGATATTACTGGCGGTGAGATGGTAGGGCAGTTCTTTGGATTTGCACCGTCAGAGTACACGCGGATTCAAGAAGATAACCAGCGCATTAAACGAATCGATAACGCGCTGTCTCGTAAAATGTCTAAGCTACGTAAGCAGTATTATCTAGCGCACCGGCAGGGTGACTTTTCTACCTTAATAGATATCAAGCAAAAGATAAGGGAGCACAACCGCAACCATCCTAGCTTTAAGATAACGCCAGATTCAATTAAACGCTCTATGCGGCAACACATGAAAACATCTTCGCAAATGCACAACGGTGTGGCTTTATCTCCCAACATGCGTGATGTAATGAGCGCTCAACTCGAAGCAGAGCGTAATGGTTTTATTGGGTTGCCAGATTAAAAAACCCCCTTCGGGGGACCAAAGGGGGTAAAGCCACATACTTTTCGAAGCCGTCAAGTAGGGCGAGGAGAACGACAGAAGCGTAAGGGGTACACAAACACTAACTGTCGTAAACACGCTATCACATTTTACGCCAAAATCGTACCCCTAGACACCCTCCTTCGATGCGTAAACGACTCTCTACTTCCCACCCTTTTTCGGTGCAGATCTTCATAACTTCTTGAGTAGCCGCTTCTGTGTTGATAGAAGGCACAAATATTGACGTGCCAATGTGCATGTTGTCCCAGTTGATTGTTATACGCACCCCGTCAGGTGCGATCTCATATGTCCTCAAGATTTTCATCGTCAGGTTCCATGTCAAACTTCATGGCAATCACATCTGATGCGGGGAGCTGAAGGTTTGTGCCCTTTGTCAGGCGTACCTTCTTACGCTTACCGTTGCACTTAGTCATGATCTCACTGACTAGGTGGGCGTAGTTAATCTGCAACTCACCACACCACTCCTTCAACGGTTTCGGCTTAACATAAAACATCTTAGTGTCTGTTTCGTACCGAGCAATGAGACGTCCACGTGCCACCTGTTCAGGTATTACATGCTGGTCTAACCCGTTATCGTGTGTACCTCTGTTATCTGCCGTGCTCTTTATCTGCAAGATGTAGCTAATGTTCTCGCTGAAGAAGTCATCCAGCACGTCATACACACTGCCACCCATCTCTGTCATGTTGCGCTTGTTCTGCGTAACGAGATCAGTCACTGCCCAGTTAAAGACTTTCTGCACGTCAAAGTCATGTAGCCCAGCCTTCTTAGCTATGAGTAAGCCGGATATGGTGGCGGCTATAGTTGCTGACCAGAAGCGGTTCTCCGAGGTCAACTCAGCTAACTTATCTACGCGCTTCTGGACGTCCAGCACGAGCTGTCTACAGGCGTCTACGTTTCGCATTATGTACTGCACGTATATGATACCCGCGTGCCCGTAGTTATTTAACAGGCCGTTCTCGAAGGCGTCAGTAACTTCTTTATCCTGCACCGAGTCGAACATACGCTCTACACGACACTCCAGTACCCGCTGGGCCTCTGCTTTCGGCATAGCTTTCGCCATGCTGATACGCTCCACAACGCTGGTGTTGGCGGTGTACATCATCAAGAGACTCCACCTGTCGCCACGATACCGCTCGACGTTCGAGCTTTGTGACATGCGGCCACGCTGTTGCCCACTAGTGCCTTGGTAAACAAGTTCTGACATCTGCTTCGGAGACATGTTGGTGATCTCGTCGATGCCGGTAGGTAGGCTGTGCATTAACTCTGCACGGTTCATCTTGAAGTTATAGGTATCGTCCTTCTGCAACACGAGCTGTTCGGGGTCACCCCAGATACCGGACGCGGCTAACAACAAGGCCGTCTTACCTACACCTGAGTCTTTGTTATAGAACGAGACTGTGCCGCAGTTGGTGTTCATAAACTCCATCAATGGACTGCCGAATCCCATACCGATAGCGAATTGTTGCAGTACAAACCTCTCGTTGTTCCACAGTTCTAGGTTGTCACGCCACTCCTGATAACTTCCTTTAGCTTCAAACGCTGGGAACAGCCCGACTGTCTGGTTAGAGGGCGGGTTGAACTCAACGCTAGTGGCAGTAACTTTCTGGTTACCCAAGATAAACGCGTCCATCTCATCGTTTGCCCAGCCAAACTGACGGTGCGCTTGATCTGCTGTACTGGTGGCTTGTAACTCATCCACCCAATGCAATGTGTAGGTCATTAACTCATCCATCTTTTTTACGGTGACGCCCCTAGAAGATAGCGCCTTACGGAACTCTTCTGTAGATGTGACGGCACTCATAGGTAGTGTGAACTCACGCACCCCATCCATCGGTAGATGTAGACGCATCACTATGGCTTCGCCTACTTCAGGATCGTGCACCCGCTTCACGACATACAGATCGTTGTGGTACAGCCGCTTCTCTTCTGTGTCACCTTCTTCGTTAGTCGTCCTTACATAGACACCGCCGTTAACGCCTCGTACGTAGGGCGGAGGAAACTTAGGTATCTCATAAGTCGTTTTGGGTTGGTTAGGAAGTTCGAGTGCCGGGGCTTCGACGTAAACACCTTCGTCGGTCACCTCAGCTTCCTTAAGCCGCTTACCCAACACAATCGGCGATTTTATCTGCCCCCACTGTGGACAGTTAGGACAAACGTCAGGGTTGAACTCATCAAACTTCGCACACGTGTACGGACCTTTGATTTGCCTGAGCTTATCCTGAGTATCTTCTGGCGTGTATTCGGGATGGTTTTTGGAGATGATGTGCATCGCCTTATCACTATCCGTACAGAACTTAGCGATAGATAACCCCGCTCGCCAAAGAGGTTCGCTTGTTTCTTCTTGGTGCCGGATGATGTTGTACAACTGCTCACAGCCATCACCACGTTGAGTCTTCACCAAGATATCTTTAAACACATTTTCTTGGTTACCCATCAGGTTGTGCATTGTTTGGCTCAACTCTTTGGGTATGTGTTTAGTCGGAACTGGTATCATTTCTCCGCCAAGCAATTCGGAGAATGTGTCAAAAACGACAATCTCAAATCGCTCACCTAAGCCAAAAAAGCCTACGTCCGACGGAGGATTAGTCTTGTAGTTATGTGTGTCAGGAACTCTTAACACGCGTGCACCATCAGCGGTTACCGCAGGGTCAGCTAAGAAGTTCTGTTTTGCACACAAGCGCTTCAGTCTTTCTGCTACGGGAAACCAATCCTCATAGCACACCGGTTCCGATAGAAACCAATAGACGTGCACGCCACGCCCCGAGTTAACCATCGTCGGTGTTGGTAGTTGGTTGGCACTACAAAACTTACGTAGCGCTTTGATTGCTTCTTCTTGCGAAGCAAAGTCTTTTGTCGGGCCACAATCGAGGTCGAGGAAGAACGACTGGAGATGTTTTACATTATCAACTTTACGGGAGTTAGCTTCGTGAAACGTTGCTAGCCCGTAGTATACGTCGTACCCCTGCTGGTCAAACTGCGTTGCGGCTTCCACAACATCGTCGATAGAGCTATAGAATTTTTGTGTCTTACGCTCGTCCGCCGATTTTGCCGCAAATATGCAATAGTGCCCCTCGCTACTAAGTACCCTCTCTAAAAATGTTTTCGTTTCCATGTACCCACCCATTGCTTGCAACGTTACGGCAGAGACGTTTGTCCCCCGCCCTGCCGTAACGCGGTTCAATTACCATTGTGACGAGTAACTTAGTCGTCCCAGTTGTCGATAATTGCACTGAGGTCTTCATTCTCTGCGGGTGCTGGAGCAGATTTCTTTACAACTTTGGTTGGCTCCTCGATGGCGGGTTCCGCTGGAGCAGGTTCATCAAACCCGTCCAAGTCATCAGCCTTCGGTGCTGGAGCACTTTGTGCAAACGGATTTGACTCGCTTACATCGAAACCATCCACAGCACTAAACGGTGATACAGATTGGCGTTCTGCTAGTTTTATTACCTGCACACCGCGCAGTCTTAAAGATACCCCTGCACCCATCGATGCGCTATAGGGAACTCCAACAACAGCAATATTAATTACGCTGTCACTTGTTAACTGGAAGTCATCAGGTAACTTCTGCGTCTTGGCATCGTACTGTGCTGGCTTGTTGGTCTTCTCACCGTTGTACGCACCCTTGAGGCTGGCCTTGTACTGGAACATACCATCGTCCGTTTTCTTGAACGGGTTCTTGATATCAGGCCAGTTAGACTTCTTACGCTCGTTGTATAGCGCTTTCATGTAAGCGTATAGCGAACGTGCTGTGTCCTCATCAGTCTTGAACTGTAGGGTGTATTCGGCACCGTCATCCAATGCATCGCATGGCACCGATCTATTTTCGGTGTTATCAAAACGGTAGGGGCGATCAATCTTTGGGTAGATTGCGACCGCGTTGGGTATTACATGTTGCTCAGTTGACATATCAGTCTCCTTGGTTTGCATTCGCAGGTGAGTAAACAAAACCGCTTACCTCTGCAAAGGGTTGCCCTTGTTGGGGCGGGTTTAATGAAATCGCTTCGTTGGCCTCATTGCTTTGTGCTAACGAGACAACGAGATCTAGCTCCTCTTCATTGAGGGCACGGAAGGCTTGAAAGACTAGCTTGGGCACGGGGCTATCCTGATCAAACGAACAACGTGTTGTCACAGAAATAACAGGTGTGCTGTGAGAAGAAAGATGTTGTGCATAGGCTTGCATTGGCATCTTACCTTCTACTGCTCTACCAAATACCGATGTTGCTGGTAGTTGTAGTTGGTACACCTTGCTCAGGTCGTCCTCTAAAACAACCGCTAAACGCTGTGCGAATCGACACGCACGTCCACCAGCTTGTCCTGACCCCTTAATGTTCTGGGGGCAATCCATACACCGAGATGCTTGTCTGTTATGCACAGGCACATCAGGCGATGGCTGGTTTGTATCCGCCGACCAGCACGTAGGTGGTGATGGGGTGTTGGGATCGAATGCACCGGCGTAGTAAGAACGAGATACCTTAGCGGCGTTTACCACAACAAATTTTATTGTGTCTTCTACCGTAGATACCTGTCTCCCACCCTCGATGATGCGAAACACTCCTCCACTTAGGCTAATCCGGTCCATCAGACATCATCGTCAATAGGAGCGGTAAACATGTCAGCCCAATGCTCATCAGACTTATCAACCTCTGCTTGAGCTTCTAGACCATCAACCGTAATCTGAGCTACATCAACACCCAGTGCTTCGTTAAACGAAACAACATCGTTGTGCTGTTGAGTCAGGGCTTCAGATACATCGGCAATAGAAAACCGATAGGTGTTACCTACTTTTATGTAGGTGTTCTTGGGAATGTGTCCCTTACGCACCCAGCCTCTGATCGTAGATACAGATACAGAGAAGTGCTTGGACAGATCTTCAATTGGCACAAACGGACCGTTCATGATTTTTTCCTCACTGCTATGGTGTATTCAGAATCGACATTGAGACCTTTAGGTACGATGTCGGGGTTCTCTTCGAGGAACGCTTTCACGTTGGCTTGGTTAAGGCGCTTTTCCATAAACTCAGGAACTTCATGCTCAAGCACAAACTTGTGCATTTGCTCCCAGTCGCTGGTCCAGTACCTTGTCTTTACCGAACGGTAAAAGAGTCCTTCAGAAGTTTTGACGCTTTCGAGACCATGATCTTTGCAGTAATCGAGTAGGGCGGTCTTCACCTTATCCATTTGTTGGTTAAGGCTGGACTCCTTCTCTTTATACTCCGCAGATAGCTTGGCTTTCTCGTCGCGGATCTTTAGGTAAACGCGTGTTAGCTTCTCAGCCAACCCTGCTTCTTCACTCATTTGAGTCTCCTTCGCACACGACACAAGTGTCGGGTTTTTCACTTTACTTACACGTTATGAGCTAGTCAAGCAGTTCTTTGTATAAATCGATCATTTTTGTGTGTACGTCTATTCTACTATCTAGTAGTGAGTAAACACGCTTTTCTACGGGCGATCCTTGCAACTGTACGACAGTACATTTGTGGTCTTGCCCTGATCGATGCACGCGAGCGTTGGCCTGTGCGTAAGTTTCGAGGGAGCTGGTTGGTCCCCACCACACCACAGTGTTTGCGGCTGTTAGGGTGACACCGTGCGCCGCTGACTGCGGCTGGATAACAAGAACGCGTGGATCGTCTTGTTCTTGAAACTGTTTGAAGATAGCTGTTCTGTTTGGCGCTGACACGTCACCACGTATGACTTCAGTCGTTATGCCGTCCGCTCGTAGTTTGTTAGTCAGAATGTCTATAGCGTGCTTGAACGGCACAAACACCAGCACCTTCTTACTGCTCTCATCAATAACTTCTCGCAGTACCTTGTATCGGTGCTTGATATCAAACTCTAGTGCCTCTCCATCATCGGTGTAGACTGCGCCGGATGCGATCTGTAAGAGCTTACTCATGATGATGGCGGCATTAGCGGCGGTGATCTCTTCACCTGCGGCCTGTATAACAAGTCTCTGTTTGAGGTCGTTGTAGTATTTGTTCTGCTGGCGCGTCAGTTCCACCTCGCGCTTGGTGTACACCATTTCCGGCAGATCCAGACACTCTTCTTTAGTGAATCGTATGGCGGGTTGCAGTGCTTCGTACACTGTTTGCGTAGCGCTCTCTTTAGGCATCCACTTAAACTGCGTGACCTTGTGCATCACCATGTCACGGAAAGAACTAAAGAAACGCGGCACACCTGTGGGGTTTACCATCTTGGCTAGCCCGTAAGCATCGAGGGGCGACTGCGCGGCGGGTGTACCTGTCATCATCCAGAGCCACGTCTTGTCATTCAGTAGCTTGAACAGCGTCTTCCATCGTTTAGTCTGTGGGTTCTTATAGTGTGTCGCTTCATCAATGATGATGCAGTCAAACCCACCGTTCATGATCTCATCAAGTACGATCTCTACACCGTCATAGTTAATGACAACGTAGTCAGACCCTTCGTTAATGATCTTCTTACGTTTCTGCTTACTGCCGTAGGCAACTGACACAGTTCGGTGCATAGCAAAACTAAACAAGTCATTACGCCATGCACTATCCATGATGGATAGCGGACATATTATAAGTACCCGTTGTATTTGCTTTTGCTTCATCAAGAAGTCTGATGCCCAGATAGCCGAGGCAGTTTTGCCTGTGCCCTGCTCGTTGAAGCAGAAAGCTCTCCGATTCATAGTGAGGAAAGCGGCTGTATCTTTCTGGTGGTCGTACGGCTTGTACTGGCCGGGCCAGTCGTAACGTCCTTCAATAGGTGAGGGCACGTTAATATTTAGATTCTTTAGGGTGTGTGCTTCGTCTACTCCCCAGTTAACAACAACTTGGTTACCCGAAAGTTCCTGACTTTTCGGTAGCACCGTCGTCACTTTGTTTGGGTTTCGTAATCGTAGCAATAGAGCCTTGTTCTTTAACACTTGCACGGGGTTCTCCATATACACGACGCTCTTTTACTGGCGTGTGATTTTTTCTTTTAATCATTTGTATTTGTCTATTTGCAGACCGTACCAACATGGGTAGGTCTTCTAGTTGGAACTCATCAAGGTTATCAGCGAACTCAAGAGCGAGGTTAGACGCCACCTCGTCCTCTCGATAACCTGATATCAGGAGAAGCCTTGTCCTCTCCCATACAACCAAAGGAAATGCCATTACTTGTTTCTCCGTGGCCCACGGCTCAAACGACCACCATCTGCACGGTTGCGGCTTCGGCTTTGTACAGACACACCGTCCTTGTTAGACCCACCACGTGACAGCGGCTTCTTGTGCGCTACATCTTTACCCTCGCGCTTATCAGCCTTACCGTTGTTGTTAGCATCTTTACCTGTCTTATCCATCTTACGACGGGCGCGTTGACGCTCCATACGATCTTCGTGTTCGCCACGTGCCTGCTGTAGCCTGTACTCTTTCTTGTAGTTACGTGCCATTAGTTACTCCCGTTGTGTACACATACTGTTACTGGACAGTGGCGCTTACATAACCCACTCGGTCGGGCATTCCACACGTTACGTTTCTCAGCCATCTGCATAATCGAGTAGATATTTGTCCACTTAGTCCACAGCATACCCGCATCGGAATCGGCGTAGCTATCTTTTACTAGGTCATTACTCACGACGAACAACAACCCAGCACGTACGTGCGTAATCTTTGGGTAGTGTGCGAACACCAACAGCGCCATCAACTCTAGCTGTCCCTTGTCAGCGTACTTCGCACTCTTACCTGTCTTGTAATCAATTACCCATGCCAACCCGTCTTCTTCGTTGATAATCAATAGGTCAGCAATACCTCGGTACCACACTTCTTTGTCGTAGAAGCTACACGGTAACAAGTTCTCAGTTACACCCAGCTTCTCTTCACACAGCTTCGCGCCTTTCTTGGTGTTGAGTGAGTCGAGCATAGCTTGCGCGTAGTCGAACATTTTAGGGAGCGGAGTACCGTCTCGGATGTATTCCTCAGCGGCTGTATGAAACGCATTGCCGTAGCGAATAGCTTCAGTCTCGACGAACGGATACTCTTGGAGAATCTTCTCGTGATAGAACTGTTTAGGGCACTGCTCAAAGGCTTTCGCCTTGCTAAACGACCACGGCGCTATACTCACTCACAATCTCCATACGACCTACCTGTACCACTCTCGCAGTCGATAGGTAAACCTGCCGCCCATGTTGGGACTTGGCGCATACAATCTTCGATGTACGCTTGTGCTTCGTCCACCTCTTCGTCACGTACACAGGCCACAATCGAATCGTGAACTGTTAACACAACGCGGTATCTCTTGCTAATTTGTAGCATCTGCTCACCAATTATGCAACGCGCTACTGCTTGGCACAGGTTCTCTGTAGCCTTACCGCCGTAAATTCGAGTTCGGCCTCGACGGGTCTTGTAGCTGTACTCCAACCCGTTCTCGGTTTGTTCTGCTGATAAGTCGTTATACCGTAGCAACAACCCTGACGGTAATCTGACAGCACGTTCCGATCCCAACACTTCCAACACACCAGCCTTACCTACCTGCATAGTGTCACCGTTGGTCATGTAACGAATCATGTTCTGACAGTTGCGCCACAAGTGGTTGATCTTCCAGTTGGACTCGCGATAAATGTTTATGATGCGACGAGCCTCATCAAGCTCCACTTCAAACCCAAAGTTCTTTAGCTGTGCTTGGAACTTGACTGCGCCCATACCGTAGCCCGCACCGAGGATGGTGGTCTTACCTACAAACCGTTGATCTTTTGTCACGTCCGCTTCGTCGCAACCATAAATCCGCGAAGCCATCTTTACGTAAACGTCTTCTCCTGCATCAAATGCCGCTGTGAGATCGTCCTGCTCTGCCAGCCATGCCAGCACTCGTGCCTCGATCTGTGCACTATCCGCATCAATGAGGGTAAAACCTTCGGGAGCTAAGATACTTTTCTTTAACTTCTTACCGTTTGGCCCACGACTAGGTAGGTTCTGCATATTGATCTTGTCATCACCACCCCAGCGTCCGGTGTGTGCGGCGTAATAACGTACGGGTACGGGCAACGTGCCACGTTTACCTATATCGATGAACCTCTGCGTGCGCGTCTCTTCCAAGGTACTTTTGTTACCTAGCCTCGCGGCTACCACTGCTTGGACACGTGCGTCCTCGTGGTCAGACAACGCCTTGAAGTCTTCATCAGATTTAGCGAACGCATAAGTTTCTTTACCTGTGGTTGCACTGATCTTCATGGGCGGCTTCACACCTAGCCCCTCAAGAACTTCGGCAAACTTCGGGTTAGACATGAGATCTTCTTTAGACACTCCCGCCGACTCAAGTAGCTGATCCTTCTGCTCCTTGGTATCTTCGAGGTGCTGTTCGAGAAGGCCGATGTCCAGATCCAACACTGGTTCAACAAACATACGTAGCGTGCAGTCAATTAACTGTAGCTCCTGCTTGGGGAACCCTTTGCGCATAAAGATGTTAAAGAGTTTGTAGGTCAGCTCGACGTCGTTAATACAGTAGTCACCGTACTGCGAAAGCTCTTGTGCGGTGAAATCGGCACGGCGTTTACCTAATGCGTTTAGAACCTCGGTCCCCTTAACGCCGATCTGATATCGTTCAGATAACGCCTTGAGACTTCCGCCAGCATCAACCCCATGTAAAGCACGGGCGATACAAAGAGTGTCAGCGTAAACCCGAGGATGAACATCAAAAAGCCAAGAAAGAATAGCGCCATCAAACATAGTGTTATGAGCGAGTAACATACTATCCGCCCAATCGAAGGTGTGTAGGTATCGCTTAATATCCTCATGTGTGCCACTCGCCCATTCAGTGCTTCCATTGTTAACCTTTACACCCACACCAATGACTTCAAATCGCGGGGCACGAATGTATTCTTCGGTCGTCATCTTTGACAGAGAAAAGTCTCTATCGTAGTACGTCTCGAAATCGAGAGTGATCAGGTTCATTACTTGGTCTCCGTGTAAAGACCTGTAAGACGCATAAACTTCTTTACGAGTCTTTTCCAACACACCCGCAGTTTTCTTGTGGTGCGTTTTGGTTTTGACGAGGCGGTTGTTTCTTCGACGTGTTTAGTTATAGCTTCAGCAGTTGCCCGCTTCGCTTGCTCCTCTTTGACAATCTTGTATGCGTAGCCATACGAAACACCGACCATCTTTGAAACTGTGTTTGGGCTTGCGTCGGGGTCTTGCTTTAAATAAGCACGAATCATTTTTGCTTTAGTCATTG